ATGCATCTTTGTTATTTCTTTGATGAATAGTTCTTGATCATCTTTGGGCATCTTATTTAAAAAATTGTGAATAAGTTCTTGATATTCATTCGGATCTTGTTCATCATCTTCATTGGCAACATCGAAAAGTTCATTTGCCGGGAATCTAAATTGTCGGTTAAATTCCGAACCTGGCCAATTGTATTGGTTCCAACAGAACCGGGCGAACATCTTCGGTAAAACATTCGCCTCAAGTTCATAATTGTGGAGTAAAAGATAAACATGGGAAACAAGATCGCGATGCAAAGGATCATCCGACGTAATCTTTTTTGCGATTTCATATGCATCTTTTTCCCAAAACATGGGCTAATATAATATAATTTCTTTTCAATCAACAAAATCTTTTGAAAAAAAATCAAACCATTGAACAAAAAAATGTTGGCCAACTGGCTTTGAATTGATAAATCTGTTCATCATTGGATAAGAAACATTCATATCTTCGGCAAGGTGTTTAATTTTATAGCGCTTGTTTATTGTGTTTTTAATATGCAAGCGCATAAAATCAGTTATGTTTTGATTTTCAGAAAGGTAAATCATCATCCGCTTGTTCATCCGCTTGAATTTTAGTTTCTACTTTTGCACGCTCCAGGATATCGCAATCGAATCCTTGCAACCTTGTAAAGAACTTTTCGTTCCATTCCCTTCCGCGGATATCAAAAGATATCTCAACGGCATCATTTACGGAAACAGTTTCAATCAATGATGTTTTATCATTAATAAATTCAAATTGAATAACTTCCGGATACTTGGAATTTGTTTCAATGTTGATTTCTTGTTTTGCAAATTTCTCTGTTATTTGCACTTTTTCGCCAATTTTCTTGACAACTCCAATCATTTTGTAAATCATATATTTAGTTTTTGTTTGTTACTTGTTTTAAATAAAAAATGGTCTAATTGTCATTACTCCAACTGCAAAACCTAAGCTAAATGCCAGTGCAATCAATGCTCTTTGTTTAAAGGTGTTAACTTGAATAGTGTAATGGTTCATTGGTAGGCAAAGGAATGGGTTAATAGCAACCATCATAACCATACCCATCCAATGCTCATTCATTAAAAATCTAAATCCCGCTATGCTATTTGCTTCTAAAACTATTGCTGAAAAAAACACAATTAATAGTTTCCACCATTCTACCGCTGTTTGTTTTGCCATCTTATTTATCATTTAATTCAGCAATACACATCGCATAAAACATCGAAGCATGTACTAACTTCTCATTCATAAATTCTTCTTTCTCAACATTGCGTTCATATTTAAGAACCGTTATTCTTTTGGCCGGTTCGATATGATCAACCTGGTGTATTGTTTTATTATCCCAATCGGAAAGCAAATCATCGCCGGTTGATATCATGCAATAAACAAGTTCAAATAATGGTTTATCATAAAGAAGCATATATGCAACCCCTTGCCATTCATATTTTGAGTTCTGCGCTTCGGAACCAAATGCCGGGAATGTTTCCAAACTCCAGGATGTTTTACAATCAATGATTGAATCTTCGGTTATTATATCGCATTCCCCGGATAAATATTCAGTTTCAACCCGAAGATTGTTTTTCTTGTAATCGGTAAATCTAACGGCATTTAACAAAGCAATTGATTCAAGTTCTTGATCAATGCCTTTCATTACTGGCTTGGTTCTTAATTCCGATTTATAACCATAAAAGTTTTGCTTTGCAATTTCCCGGATGTAAGTTTTTGCCCCTTCCGATAATGCTTCGGTTTTATTCCTTGGCGATGCCATTAAATTTCCGATTGAAGATGGATGCCATTTCATAACGTTATGGCTTTAAGTTGTAAATCCGTTAAAGAATAAGTTGCATGTAATTGTTCAATTGTGAATTTTTTATCCGCAATTGCTTTCAATGCTTTCTCAAATCTTTCATTGTCAATCGATGGCTTTGCTTTTGGAGCTGCGCTTGCGGTGTTGCCATCATCATCAACGGCTTGCAAAGATAAAAGCGATTGTAATGTTCCCCTGCGGAAATATGTAACCGCTGAAAGTATCTTTTGGGGATCTGTAATCAACGGCAATCTCATATATGATTCAATCATTTCCCCGGAATCAATATCAATAATTTGAGTTGTCACAACATCATCTTTAATTGGTTGTAATAATACAAGGCCATTTTCCCAAAGTAATGGCTCAACTGTTTCAAGCAATGCATTAATGTCGGCATAACTCTTTTTAAAGTGGGGATTGGTTGCGTTCTTTTGAACTTTACCGATTAATTGTTTCGCGGCATGAAGCTTCGCGTAGATTCCTTTTGGAGCGGTTGGCTCCGATACTGGTGTTGTTGTTTTCATCTTGTTGTTTTTAGTTGTTTATTTTGTAAAGTTAATGATTTATTTTAAATATGCAAGTAAATTATTGTAAAAAAGTATAAAAGAATCAAAATCTTTTGCGATATAATAAATTCCCCCGGCGCTTTCAACCGATTCTTGATATTGTTTTTGAACTTCGGATTGTTTATCCTTGCCAAATTTTACTTCAATCTTTACAGAACGCCCCTGGATGATTGCGGAAATATCCGCGGATCCCTTGGTTCCGGTGCTTGGTGTAAACATCCCCTTCAATTGGCGGGTATTTTCCCCGACTTTAATCTTTTTACCTTCGCGATAAATTCCCATCGTGTTAATCCGTTCCGCTTGGCAATTGGAATAATTCAAGAACTTAATAATACATTTGGTTAATGCATTGGTTGAATTATCATTGTAATCTTCGGGAACAATATACGGATTGCTTGGATATTTCTTTTGAAGATATTCAAACTCCAGGGCTTTGAGTAATGCTTTGTTTTCTTTATTCATTAGAATAGTTTTTGTTGAGCAGTATGATTATTTATTCTTTGCATAGCCTTATCAAAGTACTCTTTGTCAAGTTCGCAAGCTGTAAGGTCAAAGCCGTAGTCATGGCACGCTATTGCTATACTTCCTGAACCTAAGTGAGTATCAAGTATTTTGTCGCCTTGTTTTGCGTATTTGTCAAGAAGCCATTTATAAAGTTTTATTGGTTTTTGAGTAGGATGTATTCTTTCAGTATCAGCTCCTAAAAATCCTTTATATCTTATTGGTGCAATCCTTAATACTTTATTAAAAGATATCCAAGCAAGCTCGCCATCAGCAAAATCACAATCACCATTTATACCTTTATCCCAAAAAATCCAAGATTTTGTTAATGGCAAAGAAAAATAATTACCGCCCCAAATGATTTGATTTTTAGAAACTCTAAACAATTCTTCAAAATATTCTTGATTTGGTGTTTCATTATCCCAAATTTTTCCCTTTTTATATTTTTTATTTTTACCATTTCCCATTGTCATTTCACTTGCACCAATCCCATAAGGAGGATCAACAATAGCCAAATCAAAATACTTATCAGGGTAGCGAGCCATTAGCTCCATGTTATCTTCGTTAGTTATTATCATGATTTAAAGGTTTTAATTCCGCAAGAGTTACGGTCTTTGTATCGCATCGGAAAGTAAAGTTATGTTCCATTTCGCCTGCCAGGTGCAAAATAGCATTATTAAAGAAATCTATTTTTGAAATATAGCCATTAATAAAAACCTTTGAAAAATCATTCATAACATAAATGCAACAATAATAATCGCATTGTTGATCATATTGATCGCAAGGTAATTTAAAATTTTGTGCTAATCTTGGGGGATTATTTACGCGAGTTGCTTTAATTTCAATCTTTTTATTGTTCATTAAAAAATCATAATCAAATTGCTGCGCATGAAATATTTCTTTTCCAATTGACGAAAAGTAATCAAGGAAACATATTTCGGCAATTGCCCCGGCAGCATTGCCATCGCCTTCAGTAATGGATTTATTTAAAATTCCAAAATCGTAAAGAGTTTTTGCTCTTTTTAATTGGTCTAAACTTGGTGTAATTGTTATCATGTTGTTTGTTTTTTAATTGAAAAAATTATTACTTGTATTATTGTTTGAATTTGTTCATCTGTTAAATCAAAATAAACTGGCAAAGAAATTTCATTTTGATATTTATTCCAGGTTTCCGGATAATTTTTTATTTTATAACCGCGCTTTTTATATGCTGTTAAAATTGGAAGCGGTAAAAAATGAACATTAACCGAAACATTTTGATTGAAGATTTCATCAATTATTTTATCTCTCATTGATTCATCAATTCCTTTTATCCTTAATTGATAAAGATGAAAGCTGCTAATTTTATCTTGAGTTGTATGCAATGGAAGCATTGCCCAATTATATTTTGAAAATGCTTTATCATATAAATCAAATATCTCTTTACGGCGCGTTAAATTTTCTTCGTAACGTTCCAATTCAACCAAGCCAATTGATGCTTGTAAATCAGTCATATTGCATTTAAAACCGGGATGAATAACATCATAACGCCAATTTCCTTTTTGGCTTTTGGATAATGCATCTTTATTTTGGCCATGCAAAATCATTTCGCAAAACTCTTTATAAATTTTATCATGATCAAATCTCTTTGGTAAATCAAAACAAAGCGCCCCACCTTCGGCGGTTGTTAAATTTTTAACGGCATGAAATGAAAAGGATGTTATATCGGTTAAACTTCCGGCGCGTTTATTATTAGACAAAGCTCCAAAAGAATGAGCGGCATCGCTTATTATTAAAATACGGCCAAGTTGTTTTTGCAAAGATGAACTTGGATTGAATTGTTGCTTTATTAATTTCTCTTTAACTAATTTATTTACTGCAATATAGTCGCAAGGAAATCCGGCAATATCAACCAGGATGATTGCTTTTGTTCTTGGCGTTATTGCTTTACGAATTTCATCAATAGAAATATTAAAATCATCTTGATTAATATCAACCATTATTGGCTTGGCTCCAGAATGAATAATAACATTTGC